CGTTGTACTATCAAAATAAGTTTTACTTGTACTATTAAAACTCATTCTATAAATGCTTGACAGACTAGATTCATATTCTCCATCACCAACAAAATAGCACGTTTCTTGGGATAAAGCTAATCCTGTATTTATTTTAGACCAACTTCCATTTTTATTTTGTAAAATAACAACTTCATTTTCAACTGTTAGTCCGCCAAAATTAACATATTCACCTGATTTACTAGCTATCCAAAAAACATTTTGGTCGGGTGTTCCCGGGTTTGTTGTTGGTGTTGCAATTCCGGCAAACGTTGCATTCACTCCTATTTGACTAATTAACGTTTTCAATGTGTTTTGTAACACTTGACCTGTAATTTCTTGGTTCCCATTTGTCTTAATAACAGACGAAATGGCGGATTTTAATTCTTCGTAATTTCCCATACTAATAAAAATTTAAACTACATCATTGTTATTAAAGTCATTATTAAAGTCTTTATTGTAATCGCCCCCGGTTGTTGGAATAACACCCCGTCCGATTTTCTTAACGACCGTTGCACATTCAAACTCACATTCAACCGACGCTAAATTACCTTGCGTTTGCCATTTAGGGGTAATCAAAAACGTATCGCAATCGTATTTCCTGCCTTGACTATATACCGTAACAAAATCACTCATACGAATTAATCGCATTACGTCGCAAAGGTATTCGGGGGCTAAAAAGATAAACCGGAACGTCTTTTCAGATATTTGTTTTTCCGGGAAAAAATACCCGTCCCGTTCTTCGCCCTCTTCCTCAAACTTATATTCCGGTTTTCCTAACTCGGCACACACGTAAACCCGGTTTTTGAATTGGACGCCCTCGTAAACGATTTGTCCGCCGTCAACCTCCATATTGGCGGCGTCGCTCCATTCAATGCACAAGTAACCATCCATTCCCCCGGAAATCCATGTAAATACGTCCGAATAAAACGTTTGTACACCGTCACTTATAGCAATCATATATCGACCCTCCAATAAATCCAAAGATAACGGCAACAATCCGGGATAAACAATAACATCATAACCGTAATTAGCAAACCGGACAATCTGCAATCCGGTTTCTTTCATCATAGTTGTTATATCTGCCAATATACGGGTAAATTTATAATCGTAAATCCGCACCCATGCAATCGAATTGGTGCGGGTCGGACGTATGATTTGAAACGGCAATAACTTATTGATAGGCGTAAACAACGGGTAAACGTCGCCATACGCATACGATTTTTTATAATCTTGGTATTGTATGCCCTCATAAAAAGGCAATACGGACAAATTGTTATTCGGTGTCATACTTCAAAGTTGTTTTAATGGAACGACTGCACAAATTTACGCTTAATTTATCAACTTGACCGTTACCGATATACGTTTTTATTAGTTGCATCGGGTTTGGGTCGTCATTTGCCGGAAAACTAAACGTTTGTTTCTTCTTTCTCTCAATACCGTATGCGTAAACCTCGGAACCGTTTATTGATACACGACGGGCGGGTAAATCATACATCCAATAAGGCATTTGTAAATTGATAAACGCCAAATATCCGTTTTGCAAAAAGTATTCGACGCCGTTTATTGTTTGGCGGGTAAATGGCAATATCCATTGCGACCCGGACGTTGGCGGAACGGCGGCAAACAAGGCGAACCCGTCGGGACTCATGTTGCCGGGGTTTAACAACATCATATCAATATCGGACGTAAAGTTTGATATATTAATTTCCTCAACCTTTCCCGGCGTTACATACTTGCTAATTACTTGTATCGGCAATCCCTCAAAAGCCGCCGTAACGTCGTCCATCCATTCAAATTGGTAACGTTCGGGCAAATCGACCTTATCAAACGAATATTCCGACGTATTGAACGCCCACGGCTTCCCGTTGCGCAAATTCAATTCCTTTGTCAAATCGTGGCTTAATATAGCCCCGCCGGAATAGGAACCGCCATTGCGGAAATATTGTATATGCTCAATCTTAAATTTGCCGTCCTCAATGAACCAATAGCATTTGAAACAATCCCGTAACATATTGGTAAATTGTTGTAATGTCGTCGGGGCTTTTTGTGCGGGTTGCTGATATTCCCCGTTTATAATATTGGTTTTCTGCGATACAAGCAAACGGAAATTCAACCCGGATATTGGGTTGTTACCACCGTATAAAAATTGGCTATATTCCGCCGTTGCTGCGTGGGTAATACCCGGCGCAATCTGATTGAGCAAAACAGATATACACGACGCAACCGGGAACGCATCCCGCAAAGTATATGCTTTTCGGGCTTGTTCCTCTAATATCCAATCCATCAAATAAAACCCAAACCACAACGACGCATAACGCCACGTTGACCGGGCGATTGGATAAAAGGTTTGCCCGTATATGGAATAAGGCGGCGCAAAATACTTTCCGTTGTCGGCTAATCCCCACTCGGTCGGCGTGTCTGAAAAGTTGTTAGATATAAACGCCACGTCGATTGCGTAACCAATTGCCCGGCGGTAATTTCTGTTATTATCTACAATATCATCAGACGGCAACGGGTATGTATCTAAATCGCCGATTTTCTCAACATCAACCAAATATCGGGCGTATATATTATAACTTTTCATATCGGCGTGCATCGTACCACTTGCGCCGGAACCCTCAACAGCAGTTAAATCAAACTCCAACGTATCAAAAGGAGATGTTGTAGCCTTTGAATAGCGAAACATTACCGTATCATCGGAACGTTTACGTATTTCGACTATAACACCCCCAAACGGTAAACCCTCAATTCTTTGTTGCGAAATATAGATATAATAATCTACGTTTAATTCCGGGTATAAATTCCCCTCGAAATTATTCGCATTTGCACCAGTTTTCATTCGTCCGATATACAATCCGCCTATTGCCGACGGGGAACCATTCGGCGTAATCTGTATTTCTTTCAAAATATTGCACAATGCAAAATGATATGTACCAACTAATGCGTTTTGGTCGGTCGTGGCGTTTGCGTCTTGTTCCCAATTCGTACCGCCCAAAAAGCACGAAACAATACTATCGCCCGGAACATATATTTGAATAAGCGGGCGTTTGTTTATAGTTATACGTTGGATTGACGGGGCTAATGTTATCAAATTGTATTCCTTTTCCAACCCTGCCAACACGTCGTTATAATCGTCGATTGCATCCGGTTGTACAACTATCTTTTTATCGTAATCGGTAAACGTGCAATCGGTTTTCATAAACTTACCTTGAAAGTATTGGAACCATGTACGCCCGCCGTCGTCGCTCTTTTCAATGCAATACAAAAATTCCGTATCGAATGATTGGCGGTTAATGTAGTCGTAATCGTCCCGGACAAAGGTAATTTTGCCCGATAACTTGGCACGATAAAACCGTTGGTTCGTTTCTAATTCGTACTCTTTTGCCAAATCGTCCTTATAAATCGGATGCACGGTTTGACCTTGTAAGACGTTCGGGGCGTCCAACGTTCCCAATCTCAACCATGCCGTCCCGTTGGCGTATTGCGCTTTGCTTACATTAAACCGGATATATGCGGCGTTGCTCGGTATATCAAATTCCGTATTTGTGGCGGTCGGGTCGCTTCCCCAACCGCCGATAATCTTTTTATTGCTGTCATAAAATGCGCCCCCGGCTTGCGGGGTGTAATTCTGAAACAATTTGCGGGGGTACACGTTACCAACCGGGACAAAAGTACGGGTATAATAGAAATTTGTATTATTCCCGTTAATATTTCCGGTCGTGTTACTTATCGTCCCGTTTGCCAAAAACGCATTTACAAATGAATGTCTATAAATCGGGTTCATATCATTTTTTAATTTTACGTGTCAAATTCTTGTAAACCTCAATAATATTGCCGTTGCCATCGGTATAACGACGGCGGCGGTTTTGCTCTTTAATTTCTCTTACATCGTCTTTCAAATCCCGCAAATCAGGGGCGTTGTTTTGCTGAACCGTTACATTAACGCCGTCGGTATTGTAGGCATTCAAATACTTTTGCGGGAATGTCCCACGGTTCAAACTATTAATCACGTCCGGGATTAGGCGGCGGAACCTCCGGGAATTGCGTTTATTTATAACGGCGAAAAACTCCCCACCCTCGGCACGCCTCCGGGTTCCGTCCGGTTTGGTTCCTAAATCCACATCGTCGCCGGATTGGTGGGAACCGCCCGCCAATAATTCAACCGTCCCATCGCCGTAACTTTCCGAACCCCCGGCGTTGGTGGACTTGGATAATTGGGCGGCTTTAATTTTGGCGGCGGCAAAGGAACCCCACATTATCGCAATAGCCGGAATTGCAAACGGGAACCCTAATTGCGACCAAATCAAAGCGGACGCCGTTACAAGGTTCCCGATTTGTTGGATTGTTTGGATTGCTTGTTGTGCCTTTTGTGCCTTTTGTTGCTCCTTTAGGGCTTTTTCTTGGTTCTTTTTGGCTTGGTCTAACTCCTTTTGTGCCATTGCAACGTTATTGGCGTAACCGTTCGCCCGTGCCTCTAATTCCGCATCTAATCGGCGTTGGCTTGCGTCAACCTCTTTGTCGGCGGCGGAAACGGCGGCGTCGGCGGCTTGTACCTTTGCATCCAAAAAACTATTTAATTGCTCAATGGCAAAGGAAACGGACGTACTTATTGCCTCCTTTTGGTCGTCGTCCAAATTCAGCCCAAACAACCCGTAAATATCGTTTCCCCGTTCGTCGCCTTTGCTTTTCTCAATTTCTTGGTCGATTTTCGCAATGGTATTTTCGATTGTCTTAACCTCGGCGTCCGTCATTTTAACGCCCGCCGCTTTGTTCAACTCTAAAATCTTTTGCAACCGTGCCTTTTCTTGTGCCAACCGGAACCGGGTTTTGCGTTCCTCGGAATTACGAATTAAATCAAACTCGGACGCCTCCAACGCTTGCGTTTGGTCGAAAAGCATTAACGCCCGTTGTTGGTTTAACTCGGTCGTTTGCTTCAATACCTCGGCGTCATATTTGGCGTTAATATCCGCCTCGGATTGGCGCACGTCCTCGGCTAATTGTCTGTTTTGCGCCAATTCGATTGCCCGTTGTTGCTGTAACAACTGAATGCGCAAATTTATTTCCTCCTGCGAACCCTCACGGGCGGCGTCTAATTGTAATTGCGTCCGGTCGGCGGCGGCTTGCATTTGGTCAATTGTAATTTGGTCGTTCAATTCGCCCAAACTTTTTGCGTATTGTTGTTGCAAAAGTAATTGTTGGTTGAGTAATTCGGCAACTTGTGTTTCAGTTAATCCCCGCTCGGTTTCTAACCGGGTGTTAATGTCCTGTATTTGCCTTTCATACTCAACCCGCAATTGTTCCCGTTGCTTTTCCGCACCCTCTGCCATTAATGCAATTTGGGCGTCCTGTGTTGCCCGTTGTGCGGATAATTCCGCCGCCCGTTGGTTATTGGCAATATCTACCATATCAACCGCCAATTGTTCCCGTAATAAAACAATTTGGTCGTTCAACGCTTTACGTGCCTTAACCGTTAAATTAGTTTCCGTCCTCAACTGCAATTGTATGTCAGCAATCGCACGGGCGTTGGCGGCTTGACGTTGCGCCCGTTGTTGGTCGAATGAATTTTTAATTAAGGCAATCCGGGCGTCCTCGGCTTTGCGCAATATATCCGTTTCCGCTTTGGCGGCGTTCCGGTTTTCGTTTGCTCTTTGGGCGGCTTGTATTTTCCTTTCGGCGTCCAAATCCGCCCCCTCGGTTTTTAGATTAACGGCAATGTCAACCGCCCGCCCGGTATTATCTATTTGACCCTGTACGGCTTCAATTGCTTCATCAACCTTGACTTTATCAATTTTACCGTCTAAATCAACATCAATATAAACTTTCTTATCCCCACGGGCTTTAGCGTTATTCAACTGCAATAACATATCGTTTAATTGCTTCAACTTTGCCCGGTTTGCCTCCAAATCGTTTAATTCTTGACCGTAAAAACCAACGCTTTTATTATGCGCCTTTGTGCGCTCGGCTAATATTTCGTCCTCAATCTTTCGGGTTTCAGACAATGAAGCGTTACGGGCTTTAGCAATGTTTAATTCCCGGTTCAATTGGGCGACACGTTCGTTGCTAACCCGGTTCATTTCGGTTGCCTCGGTTTCCAAATAATCCAACCACGCCTTTTGCGCCTCGTTAAGTTTTTGTTGGTTCTTTGCCGATTTATCGGTATTAGATGCAAACAGAACTAAAGCCCCCACAACCGTAACCAATGCCAACGCCAAAAGAACATACGGATTTGCGGCGGCAATCAGATTGAAAGCCTTTTGCGCAATTGTAGCCGCCAATGTTGCCTTTGTTCCCTGCATGGTAACAAGGCGGTTATAAACTTGCGCTTTGCTCAATGCCGCCATTTGTAGCCGGGAAATACCCAACATAATTGCGGATTGTTTTTGTACTGCGTTTTGTATGGCTTGCACCCCGGTTGTAATGGCTATTGCCGCCTGTAACTTCTTTTGCGCTTCTTGCACGTCCTCACTTTCCGCCCCGAACAATTCCATTGCCCCGGTAAATGCAGCGGACCCACCGGACGCACCCGCCGCAAAACTCAATACCGCATCCAAATTGGACGTATCGGACGCCATGCGGGTAATCTCGGCGGTTGCATCCTTGACCGCATCCCGTAATATTGCGGTTTCTTTGCTCAATTGCTGATATTCGGCGGTTCCTTGTTTGCCCTCCAATCGTAACAATGCTAATTGTTTCGTTTGGTTCTCTATTTGGGTCGTCAAACCTTTTGCGGCGTCGGAATAGTTACCGACGTTTAAGGACGTTTTCCCGGTCGCCTCTTGCAACCGTTTCATTTCCTCGTAAATCGCTTTTGTTTCTGCAACCAATTTGCGCCCCTCCTCGGTCGCCTCCCTTTCCTCAACCGTCATATTATTGAGGTATATTTTATTGAGCGAATATTGAGCGGATAAGCGATTATATGACCCCTCGGCTGATTGGTTGATACGTATCAACAATTTTGTTATCTCGTTTGCCTCTTTTTGGGCTTGCTTCAATTCCGCCAATCGCTTTGCGTTCTCACTTTCAGCAAATGCCAAATCCCGTGCCGCCCGTGTCAATTTGTCGGTATCATTCGACGCCCCCCGGATTGTCTTACGTCCGTTTTCGGTCGCCCCGCTTACGCCCTCCAATGCAGCCTTAACCGTTATCGCCTCACTCTTTATATTTTTTAGAGTGTTCATATAGGCATCGGAAAGCTGGTCTAACTGATTTATCAACTTTGTAATCGAATCGTCCGGGCTTACAAGGTCGCTATATTTTATAGGGTTGTTATTATCTGCCATATTTAACGTTATTTGCGGGCAATTTGCCCCATATTAAATTATCTTTTCTTTTCCATGTAGTTAATCAGCCAAAGAAAAACAACGCCGCAAATCGCCTTATTTGACGCCGTTTTTATTTTTGGTTGGTTTCAACAACTCCTTTATCCGCTCAAATGCGTTGTAATACTCTAAAACGGTGTATTTCTTTGGCTCCGGCACGTGCAAATGTTGGGATATGGTTAAACACATATTCTCAAACTGTTTATCGTACTGAATTTCCATGTTATCGGAACCACTAAAAACAACCGGGCGATTGTACAACAACAACATCGTCGTTATTTTATCAATTTCCGCCCGTTTGTCCTCTGTATCGCCGTTTATAATCGCATCCAACATTAACATTGTGCGGTTGCGCAATTCGTCGTAATACTCTTTAACCGTCGCATCGTCGAACAACCGGGGGAAATACATTTGCAATTCTTCATCTATTTTTTTTTTGACCGCTTCCATTTGGGCGGTCAACTCTTTAACGGGAACATCGCCGAACATATCGACGACCTTTTGCAATCCATCGTCGGATAAATCGTTGTACGGTTCCCCGTCGATTGATTTAACCAACACGGCAAATGCCAAATGCTTTGGGCTTATTCCGGTTTGAATGAAATACACGTTTTGCCGCATATTATCCAATTCGATTGCCGCCAATTCGGGGGTTTTACTCCGGGCGTATCTTATTGCCTTTTCAATATGCGTGTCGAAATCCTGCAAATCGGAACCAATCCCGGCATCAACTAACAACATTTTATTGTACTTATGAAATCGCAACATCGGCAATTCGTCGATTGCGTCGTATATCTCAACGGTTCGTTCTCCTATCTTAACGGTTTTCATAGCAAAAAACGGGTTATCATTGTGGAACAAAAGGGAACCAACAACAACGTCGGGTTCCCGGTTATAAACGCCAAAAGGATTGCCAAAGCAACCCCCGCCCAAAAGGACAAACAGAAATCGCAATTAAACATCTTTGCGAAAAACTCGTTGCCGTGGACTTGTACCCATTCGATAACCTGCCATTTGCGTAACAAGGTCAAACCGAATGCAGCAACCAAAGCAACCACGACCGTATAAAATAAAAAATCTTGCATATTATTTAGTTTTAAATTTCCATAAATAACCTCCAACCGTTTTTCTATATCCGTTACAACAACGACCTATATCGCTACGGTTTATTCCTGTATCTCTGCTTGCCTCTCTCACTCCTTTAAATTCATGCACAATTTCCCCTTTCATTGACAAGCAAACAACTGGCTTACTCGCAAAATGATTATCGCCAAACCTTCCTTTCATCGGATTTATATAATTTGCTTTCATTCTTTTTAATGTTATAGGGTTATTGTTGTTTTCTTTATAAGTGACCCAACGTAAATTATCAACATGATTGTTTGATTTATTGCCGTCTATATGGTCAACGCATGGTTTGTTGTTCGGGTTCGGAATGAAAGCCATTGCGACCAATCTATGTATTAATAAAGTGTCAGTTTTACCGTAATTATTTATTAGCCCTGTTACATGATATCCTTTATTATTAATCCATCCTTTTATATATTTACCTTTTATAATGCTATAAATACAACCATTTGGATATATCATATAATTGGGATATTTATTTAATATTATAGCTTTCATATACAATCCTCCTCTACACTTAAAGTCCCTTCTATTTTTAGACCGCTATAAGGGTGCATTAAAAATTGATTGTCTATTTCATCTAAAGTGAACCCGGCAAATATGTTTTCCGCCTTTGAGTACACTCTGTTTATTGTCATGGAACCGGAACGCAACCAAATACCGCCATTCAACACCCGCATGATTTGTTGTTTGACCGCCTCCGTATTCCGGTTGTTGGGGTCGTTGGTTATCGTGCGCATATCAAACCAAAAGATAACCGAAAACGGCGTTGTATATTTGTTTTGTTCGCCGGGGAACCAATCAATTTGTTGCGGGTCGTCCAACACGAAAAACGAAAAATTCCCTATATTACTATCCGGGGCAATCAACATATATTCATTGCCGCCGACGTAAATATTGGGCGTGTAATATCGTTTTCCTTGTATGGACTTAACCAACCGTTCCGAACGTCCAAAGGAATAATTAAGCCACGGCAACCCGTCCGCCAATCCCTTTTGAATATTTGCAATAACCCGGTCGAATAATTCCGGGTTCTTTATAATCGGTACTCTATCCATTTCCGTATATCGTTTTTTTTGCTTTGGTTAGCAAATCCGGGTAAACGTATTGCCAAATCAGTTTAGCAATGTTTTCGTTCGTCAATCCCAATATTTGCCGCCCGTACTTTTTTATCAAATCTTCCGTCTTGAAATCCGACGCCTTAATTTCAAATTGTTTGTCGCCGACTTCCAAATAAAAACTACTCTCAAAATCGCCCTCATCCCGTAACGTTACCCGGTTCGTCGGTTGTCCCTTTTCCTCCTTAATGGCTATTGTTAGCGGGGTATAAGGTCGATAATCCATAATGTCAACGCCCAATCGGTTAATACCTTGTTCAAATAATTGTTCCTCGGCGTTGGCATCAATGATAAACGCCGTTGTCATTCCGTCGTCGATTATGTCCCGTATAATCAACCCGGACGTCAACCCGTCGTTAAATGTATTAACCCGGTTGCGCAAATCAATTATTGATTGTAACCCCGCCATAATGCAATTACGTAGTCCGGTACTTAACGCCCCGGTTGTTGCAACTCAAACAAATACGGTCAATTCCTTGCGTATCTAACCGCAAAGCCTCAAACGCTTTTTTAAGGTCATAACCCAAACCGCCGGGGCGTCCCTCAACGTTCCCGTCCAACTCGTACAAAATTTCCATTTTAGAGGCGTTGGATTGGTTCCGGTTTACTCTTACGTTGGGATTCATTGCCAACGTGCGCAAAGCGATTGCCGCAACTTGACGTTGTATTACCGTTTGGAAAATCGCCCGTTGTTCAACGATAAAATCGGTTAGGTCGCAACCGACGGTAATTTCACAATTCAACCCGTAATTTAGCGTATTAGTGTACATCATATATGCTATATCCCACAACTCCGGGTATTCGGCGAATGTTTCTGGGGCGTTGTACATAAACGGGGAAATTTGCAAATACTTTGTCAATTGCCGCCATGCCTCAATATTGCCGTACCCGGTACACGTTCCGCACGGTTCGCCGCTCCAATCTTTCGACACGTTAATTGCTTGCATCCCGGCGGGTAAATCGTCTTGATTGTAGCAAAGAAACCACGCACCCCCGGCGTTGTTTGCGTCGCTGATATAGGGCAAAAAACAATCTTCCAACGTGAACCATTGAAAGCCGCCATTTGTCAACGTAAAATTTAAATCAAACGTTTTTACGGGGTCAATCTGTGAACTATGAAAAAGGTACAGTTTCACAATCCCGGTTCCGCCCGTCATTTGCAAGCCAACCCGGTGTATTTGGGCGGTAACTCCCATTGCCCGGACGGGGATTATTTCAAAGCCAACCAATTTATGTGCGTTCGGTTGGGTTGCTCTGATACGTCCCGCACCGTCAAAGAACGTGCGCCGTTCCAATAGGTTCTTTGTTTCCTTATCCAACCCCTTTATTTGGGTAAACGTTTGTATCGCCGTGGATATTCCGTTGCGGGTCAAACGTTCCAAATAGTCGGATAGTATGTTGTATTTCTCCCAAAAGGTCGAACCCTCGGCGGGAACCTCGGCGACGTTATCAACCAAAGCGACCCAATACAAAGGTTTGCCCGCCGCATCGTTGGCGTATTGTACCACGGTTCTGGCTTTCCATTCCTTTGTATCATTCCAAACCGGGTATTGAAAGCCCCAATTGTCTGGGACGATTGCCGCCATATTATCCAACGTTACAAGCGGGTGCGCCCCTTGAAAATATAACCCGCTTTCGGTTTCTGTCAACCGTTCGGCGATTGCCTCGGCGGGATTATATGATTGTTCCCAACCAACGACGTTTAATAATTTATCTTGTATCTCTTTAATCCGGTACATACTTCGTAAATTTAAAAAGGGGGCGGGGATAACCACCCCGTCCCCTCGGTTAAATAATCGTTCCGTTTTCCGGCTTATGCGCCTGCACCCCCGGCGGGAAATTCCCCGGCGTTGGTTACATATACGGGCATTCCTAACGGTTCGTTCGGGTTGCGTGCTGCAATCTCGGCTTTGATAATCGGATTTGCCACGGTGCCCGGTTTGCTGTTATATGCTACCATGTAGGCAACATCAACGCTAAACCCGAAATATTCCTTAACGGCACACGTTAAATCGGCGGTTGCGTCGCCCATAATCGCCGATTGGTCGCCAACGGCGGTATAATAATGCGAACCAACGGGCAAATCAATGTACGGCAAACGTACAATGTCCCATTCGTGGAAATTCGCACGGGTGCGGCGATATGCTTCACGGTCAACACGGGTTAAGATACCAACGTTTCCATCGGCAACGGCAAACATTGTTCCCATTTTGCCCGCTTCGTCTGTTACGTTGTTAGTATAATGCAATACTTTGTTGTCGTATTCCATGCGCTTATTAACGTCGTTGTAAACGCCATGTTGCGCCAACTTGCGTATTAGGCTATCAACCCCCGCATTTGCGATAAGGTGGATATATTCCGGGTAACAATTCGCCCGCATGATTGGGTTAATGTCGCCCAAAATCTCGGTTGCCATTTGGGTTGGAACTTGTACCACGTTTCCGGTCTGCGTGTAGTTGAGCAAAGTTTTGAAAACCTGCGTTTTGTTCGCTTCCAATGCGGTAACGGCTCCTCTATCCAAAGCATCCGCCAACGCACGGGTTGTTTTCTCCATTTTACGCATAAAATCGTGTTGGTACGAAATCTCATTGTTTGAGTATGCCGCCGGAACCATTGTAAACCCGATTGCATAAGTAGTCCAAACAAGCGTTACCAATGCGGACGTATTCTCATTATCAGCAATAACGCATGAACGCACGTTGCTAACTTGTACGTTTTCGTCATAATTGATAACCGGAACTTGTACCGTGTTGCCGATACTTACTAACGCCTTATCTCTCAAATTAGGGCTAATGATTGAGTTGGGGGCGTTGGTTTGCTCAATAAAGAAATCCAATGCGCCGTACTCACACGGGCGGAACATATTACGGTCTAACTCCGGGTTCTCTATCCGCCAATTTTGTACTCTCGTTGCTATTAAACTCATACGTTTAAAAATTTAATTGTTTATAAATGCGGGTTTACCCTTTACCCGTGTTGTCTTTTACTTTTCCGGCAATGCGGCAATATTGTTATCCTGCCATGCCTGTTTCATTCCGGCGTCAAATTTAGCCGTTCCAATCTGCAAACCTTGTTGTTGCAAAGTGCTTGCGATTGCGTCGTATGCCTCAACCCTCGTTTTTGCGCCGGATATATCAACGGTAACATTACCGCCCGCACCGCCGCCCGCCGGGGGATTGGTTCCGCCGCCCGCCGCTTGGCGTCCTTTATCCAAAATACCCATTGTTTCCAATTCACGGGTCAAAAGGTCGCCGGGGGTGTACGGGTTCAACTGATTGTTCGGGTTGCGCATGATTGCGCCGTTTTCGTCCTTAAACGCTAACATTTTGCCGCCTTTGCCGTCGTCGATAAACTCCGGGTTCATACCCTTAATTTTTTCGATTGCTTGACCCAACAAAACCTTTGTTGCGCTTTCCGGCAATCCTGCCTTAAACTTCAACCCGGCGGTTGCTGTCTGCAATGCCGTTTCAACACGAATGCCAAACACTTCCTTTGTGTGGGTTTGTTCGGCTTCATCGTATTTGCTTTTTAGGTCGTTGTATTGGGTCGTAACGCTTTGCAAATCTGCCTTTGCTTGCTTCAATGCCTTTGCGGTTTCCGCATCCGTCGCACCGTCGGCAATGGCTTTTTCCAAACGTGCCTTTTCTTTGGTTAGGCTGTCAATCTGTGATTGCAGACCGTTCGCGCCCTCAACTTTGGTTTTGAACTCGGTTAATACTCGTTTGGCGTAATCAAACGTTTTTTCGGTTCCGTTCTTTGCGATACCGGACACGGCTAAAATGTCCGCATCCAAACCGCCGTAAATTTCCCCGGTTTTCTTCGCTATTACGCTATTTTCGTCGTTGACGGATAACGTGGTTATCGCTGTCAATTGTTCGTCGGTTAATCCAGCTAATGCCGCATTCGCTCTTAAAACATCAATCGTTAATGCCATAATCTTTCCCTTTGATTATTAAATGAATATTCGGTTACTTTTTGCCCTCGGCTTTGGCGTCCGCCTCGGCTTTCGCTTTGGCATCGGCTTTGGGTTCCTTTGCAGTTGTCGCCGGGATAACGCCCGCCGCTTTCAATTCTGCCAAAATCTCGGCTTTCAACGCTGCCTTTTCCTCGGCACGGGCTTTGGCGTCCGCCTCGGCTTTCGCTTTGGCATCGGCTTTGGCTTTTTCCTCGGCGGCTTTGGCTTTTTCTGCCTTTGCCTTTTCGTCCGCCTCGGCTTTCGCTTTCATGTACTCGTTGGGGTCGTGCAATACGGTAATCGTGTAACCCTGTTTTTTCAAATTGTCGGCAATGCTATTTTCATAACCCTTTTTGCCGAACTTCTGAATACGGGGAATTGATAACCGTTTGCCCGTTTCGCTGTCGAATTTCTTAATTTCGATAACGCAATGATACAAATGTTTCTCATTGTCCGGGACAATGTAGTTTTCGGGCGTAACGTCGATAATCGCAACGTCTTTAGTTTTGCCCTCGCTTACTTTCACTCGCATAATCGTTAAATTTACTTGTTATAAAATTTATCTTAGAGTTGAACGGCATATTATACCCAAACTCTAACACGTTCAAATATTCACGTTCAAATCTGCGTACAAAGTTAGCAAAATTCAACTTTATACGCATATCGTTTTCGCTGATAATCTGTTTGTCGTACAAATCCAATACCTCGTTACGGGTCAAATGTCGGTACGGTTCCAATTCCGCCAACGTCAACATACGTTGCAATTGGGTTGGATTGTTCCGGTATTCCGTTTCGATAATTTGGTTTTGTAGTGCGTCTAATTCCGCCTCGCTTGCGCCGCTTTCCTTTGCTACCTTGTAACGTTCCCGTAACTCCGTTGCGTTGGATAAATAAAACTCCGTGCCGTAATTGACTTTTGCAGAAACGAACAAACCGCCATACCTCAAACGGCAAACGGTTTCATCGACGAATTGTTGCGCCGCCTCAAATCCCTTTTTTACCCGGTTTAATACCGTGCTTTGGCTCTCAAAATTCGCCTGTATTTGTTGCTCGTTCAATGCGTCCCGTGTGGTTATTTCCTCGTTGGTTCCAACAACCGACGTAATAATGTCATTCTTTAGGCGGTTTTCTTCCTCAACGTTATAATCCAAACTCCCACGGTCAACGGTTAGCATTTGCACCGGGTTACGCAAATCGGGTTGTTTATCCCCGTCCGGTATTGGTATTTCCACGAACGAACCAACGCCATTAATGCGACTATCCCCGCATTTGGGGCAACGCATCAAAAGCCCGGCGGCATCCAATTTATAAAACCCTTGTTTGTCTTTCAAAAACCCACCGTCGCAATAATCGCCATTTTCGCCGTTACTGAAATCGCAACTTTGTTCATACCCGGAATAAATCGGATATGCGCCGTATAAGTCTAAATGTCGCTTACTGATATGGTAAAACAAAAACCAATCCAACGCCTCCAATTGCTTTGTTAGCGGGGATTGTTTAACGTCGGGTTCTGATAGGCTCAACGGTTCGTTCCAAAAGAAACGGGCGGGACAATAACCGACGTCGTGCGGGTTATCAACCAACAATTCGCCGATATTATGGTTTTTGTCCTCTCTGAATACCCTATAACGTTCGTCGTCAATAACTGCGATACGTTCCCCGTCCTGTCTGAAAATGATATAATCCATTACCCCCGTCGTTGGGTTAGCTCTGTAATCAATCACGGACGCAATAGGCAACCAATAGAAATACGGTTGCGGGTATTTGTCGCCGGGGTTTTGTTCGCTCGGCATATCGACAATTAGAACGCTGTTTATTTCTGTTTGGAAAAACTCCCAACCTTTCGTACTCCAAATTTCCGGTTCGTGTAATACGTCTTGGCGGTAATATTCCCAATCGTCCCGTTGTTCCGGGTTTTGGAATTGATAATTGAACGCCGGGTTACGACCGTCAAAAATCCGGCTCAACTTATCAAAACAAACGCCCGTTACCTCGTTTGTTTTAACGGGGTAACGGAACAATGTTTTGAACATCTTAAATTTGTCATGCGGCAATAGGTTAGAAACAAATGCCATAAAATCCGTAATCGGTTGGCAAATGTCAAACGACGTTATACGGGTGCGGGCGTGAAAATTAATGCGCTGTTGGTGATAAATAGCCTTATTTATCGTTTTGCGCTTTTTCGGCTCCGTTATCCGTTTTTTTATTTCGTCTATACTCAATCCCATTGTCGTTGGTAAATTTAAAATCGCTGTCTTTAGGTAACTGCCAACCGCCGTTGTTTGGCATCCTCAACAACCTTTCGGCGTGCTTAATCTCCAATTCCTCGGTTAAACCATGCGGCGGACAAACTAATTTAACCTTTGTAACCTTTGCCGCCATATCGTCAACCGTTTGCGGGTTTCAAATCGGTTAGCGGGTTGAAATCCGGGGTTACAATTGTGAGGTCGTCCGAATAGTTCGGTAAAAACGCCCATTGTATTGCGTTGCTGTCCGGGGTTTCCAATCCGCCATGCGTTTTGTCGCCAATGAACAAAGAACGAATTGGAATAGGATAATACGTTGTCGGGGTCGTTTCGTCTTGAATAGCTTCAATACTTCCGTTTTCATCAAACAGATAGACGCCCAAATTGTCCGCCCAACTTTCGCATTGCAATTCTTTCATTGCCTTAATTACTGATTGGGGGATTTTACGCATTACGCCCGTGAACGGGTTCGGTTCACGCCCTATAATTTCCTCAACGCCTCCCAATGTTTCGTTACCGCCGCCAAAGGTTCGGGCGGCTCCGGCTTCGTTGGTCGGGGCTTGGATATACGGGGAAACAACAATTTTTGTGCTATTAGCCGCCGACAATAACGGCGTCCATGATGCAAGCAAAGTAATTGCCTTTTCCGTGGTAAAACTGTTTTTGCTTCCATCGTCTTTGGTTAGACGTTGAAACGCTACCTTTTGGATTTGCCCGAAACTTTCGGCACATTTAACGGCGGGAATATCGGGCAATGAAGCCGCCGCCGGACACTTACAAGTAATCATAAATTCAATTTTTAACGTTAAAACTATTATTTACTATCTCCGGGCTGTCCCTTTGCCCTTTGTTTTCGCTACAAAGTTATAAACTTTTTCGGTTACAATCTTGCATATCTCAAAAATAATGCTAATTGCGACGTTTTACGCCTCGGTTTGCGTGTGCGTATGGCTGTATGTTGCCGTCGGCAATCTCTTTTTCGTAAATCCCGGTTAATCCGTCCTCCGGGTCGTCGTGCGTATTCGCATCGAAATTACGCAAAAAGGTTGTAACATGGTCGTAAACGGCTTTATACCGGGTTTCCCATCCGAACGGCATAATTATATGTTGGTTTACCATTGCGGAATTAGTGATTATCCGGCTTTCCTTGTTACCCCCTTGATAAAACGGGTCTGTAATCGCCCGGACTTTCTTTTTGATAACCTTTTCAAAGCCCGCCCCGCCGTTGTTACTCTCAACCCATGCTTTTTGCGTGCCGTTGCGGTTTATCATCGCCGGGACGGTTACGGTTGTTACGTCCGTGTTTTCGTCCGTCATTTCCATATCGGTAATTAGGGCGAATAATAACGGTTCCATCCGTTTTGTCTTTTCGTTGAAAACCATGTTGTCGGATTTATAGACGTCATACGTTGCACCAAACAAAAGGTCGTCGCCCTCATCGGCAACGTCAATGTATGCGCCGGAACGTATGTACGTGCCGTAATCGGATTTTTCAACCCACGTTTTGAACGGTTGATATAATCGACCCTCTGCGGAACCGGGGTTGCCTTGATAGAGGCATTGAAATTGTACCGGGTCTAATGCCTTTTGCGCTTCCAACTTCATACGGTTGTGCCGTCCCTCCCATAATGCAGCCCCAACCGGGCGGGGGTCTATCTCGGTCGGTTCCCCGGTTTTCAACGCCTCAAAGTTTATGCGTACCCACGCCCCCGGCGGTATGTTATCCAAATCAGCCCAACGGGTTACATCAATGATTATTTCCCCGCTCTTTTCAATGCGCCCTATTAAATCGTCGTCGTGCCATCGGGTAAATACTATAAGTTCTTGGCTATCGTTGTGCAAACGGGTACGAACAACGGTTGTGTACCATTTCCACGCCGCCGCCCGTACTATCGGGCTGTTACCCTCGGCGTAATCCTTATAAACGTCGTCCAATATAGACACGTCCACGGTTTTAGAGGTCAACGAACCGCCACGCCCCACAACACGTAACGACCCCTTACGCCCTACCATTTCGATAACATCACTATTGCGTAAATACGTGTTTGCCATCGTTACGACGTTGGAACCATTTAGATACGTGCCGGGGAACAATTCACGATACCGGGGCGTGTCAATGATACGTTGAACGTCCCTGTTGAAATCCCGTGCAATCGTGGCGGCGTATGAACCTATCATAATTTTTAAATCCGGGTTCAATCCCTCCATGAATGCGGGTAACTTTCGGCTCGACCCCTCCGATTTGCCATGTTGGGGCGGTTGTTGTACAATCATCTTTCGTATTTTGCCGTGCGCAAACATATCCAACAACGTATAATAAACGACGTGGAACGGCTCTAATACTAAATCCGGTTGCATATACCGGGCAAAGTTGATAAGGCGTTTACGGGCGGCGGCTTTAACAAGCAAATCCGGTTGTTGGCGGATTGCGTCGTACATCTGCAATAATTGTTCGTTGTTCATTGCTTTGCTCCTTTCTCCCATTTAGAACACGCCCGGCGACCTCGGACAATGTAATATTGATAATGCGGGCAACGTAAACAAATCGGGTTCCCGTTTAAATCCCGGTGTCTATGGTCGTCCGTTATCCATTCCGAAAAACGGCACGTGTCGCAAATCTCGGTTTGCCATTCCGGTTGCTTGGTTCCCGGACGGGGTGCGGTTACTCTCTTTGCCATTATTGCGCCCCTCCTTTCTCGGCTAATGCCTTTTGGTATTCGGCGGATTGTAATTTGTCCGCCAATGCAAACAATAAATCGTCCGGGATTGCTTTAACGTCGTACTTTGGTTTGTCGTCGTCGGTCGTGGCGTTATATCCGGGTATCTCAATTTTAACCGGGGCGTCAAACCCTAACATCTTTGCCCGGCGTTGTTGGATATTCAAAAGCAAATCTAAAAACCGGGGGTTCCCGGCGGACGTTTCGGTTGCGGTTTCATTGTACCCGTAATATTCCGGGTCGCCGTCCTCGGCATCGGTTTTGATTGGTCGCCCCTTGTTGGTTTTCTCTTTGGTGCGCATCTTTCCGGTTTTCGACGCCTCCCACGCCTCCCATGCTTGCACCTCCATTGCATCCAATTTGCGCAATTCCTGTGTAACGTAATCGTCGATATTATTCAACCGTTCCCGCTTCCATTCGATAAGGGTTTGTTGTAAGTCGTAATAAACCATTGAAAGCGTAATTGTGTAACCAACGCCCCGGTCGGACAAATCCCGGTTCAATGCCTCGGTTATTTCCCGATAAGTATAACCACGTAAAAACAGATTGGAACAATACGCAATATCATACGCCCGTTGTTCCTCGGTACGCTTGTTATATCCGGCGGGTTTCCGGTTCTTATTACCCGTTTTCAATTTTTCCATTTTTCAACCTCTTTTAATGTTCAAACGGGGTAAAAAATAGACCTTTGCGCCTTTTTGCTTTTCCGTCCTTTTGGTTCCTCGGTTCCTTTGTCCCTTTTCCCCTTTGGTTCCTTTCCGGCTCTCTATGTCTTTTCTTATCCCGTCCCTCCTTAAAACGTGTTTACCCTTTACAAGTTATTTGCGGGGAATTTCCATTTTAAGAGGCTTTTGTTATTAACTCAATACTTTTATCGTCTTAATGGTTATCTTTCAACCACGGGGCAAATTTACGGCTTTTCCGGTGCATTGCCAAACGTTTGTACTCTCATGTATATAAACGGCAAAACCCCGGCTTTGTTTTCCGGGGCTTATTGCCTATTGTCCTATACCGTTTTCGTATCTCCCATTTGAGCAACGAAAATAATGTTGCGTTCCACGGGGGTTGGTGTATTTCGTTCCCCCTTTCATTTCCTTTATTGCCAAACATACCGGGGCGGGCTTTCCATTTACCGGAAATTCCGGGTTGAAATATCGACACGTTCCGCATATCTTTTCGGGGCGTCGATTATCCGGGGCGCATCCGGTCGGCATATTGGGAATTTCCGACGAACATTTATTTTTCATTGCGTCGCCCTCCTTTCCGTTTATTCTTTGCCCGGCATTTGTTCCGGGGGTTCTTTTTCAAATCGACCCGTTGGATTTGTATTTCGGAACCGGGGAACATATCAGCAAAGAACGCCGCCATTGCTTCCACTTCTTTTGGGACGTTGTGCGCCTCCGGTTTCTTGTACTCCCTTTTACGTTCCGGTTGCTTTTCCATTTGGACGGCGGGGCAAACGTCGATAAGCGGGCAACCCTTACAAGTATTTACGGGCTTTGTTTTCTTTTCGCTTTCGCAAATCGCTTTATATTTCCGGTCGTCCGCCGTTCTAAATTCGTGGAAATCGTCCCGGTGTGCGCTTGCACGTGTGAACATTTCCATTGCTTCAACCGCAATGCGGGCTAAAATAAAATCCGGGGTATCATTAAACGCCTTTTCCATTGAATTACGGTTTACTACCTCGGCAATCTCGTTAATAAATTGTTCTCTGTTATTCATCGCTCTATTATTTTTTGGGTTTATATTCTTGGCAACGTAAATTCCCGCACCTTTGTTCAGATTTGAACGCCTCACAATAACCGTTCCCGTTTACGTCCTCATACATGAAATTGGAACAATCGCCGCAACCTTTGTTCGGTTCGTGCTGGTGTGTCCGTTTATAATTTGGGTCGGTTTGGCGTCCTTTTACTTTGTCGTATGCCATTTCCAACAAATCCCGTTGCGGTATGCCTAATATTGCGGCGGAATGAAATACGACGGCGTTAAGGTCTGCCAATTCATCAATTACGGCGTTCATGCGTCCGGGGTCGTCGAATGTCGGCATTGCGTGTTTTACCGCCTCTTTGTACTCGTTAAATTCTTCCTCCATTTTCCGGCAACGGGACGCAATATTTGTTCCGAACAACTCATTAAACAGATTGGCAATTTGAGCAACAACCGGACGGGCGGGTTGCTCCGTGTAATTCTCGGCGGGGGTTCCTTTTGGTTCAAATTCCCGTTTAAAATCCTTTTCCGGGCGTGCGGTAAATCGTCCGTTCAATTCCCGGATAATATACCAACTTTCCGGCACGTCAACGAATATGCCGTTGCCATCGGGAAAAGAAAACATTGCTTTGCCGTCCGGGGTTCGAACGGTTCCCCTCCGGTAAACCTCAACACGTCGTCCACGTTGTCCCGGCGAAATTGGATTGCGTCCACCTCTAACAAGGTGCGACAATACCGGGTTCCCGCCGTGGCGTCCGGGTCAACTAAACGGGTGCGCATTTCCTCCGGGTATTCCTCCGGGTCGTACTTCATATAAACCGACTGAATGCCATCAGCGTAAAAGAACTCAATAAAACGGTCGCCCAATCGTCCCCGGATTGCTTGTTTTAATGTCTCAATCCTTTGCGCCTCCGGTCTATCGTTTCCCTCACTACCATTTTGCGCCCAACTCAAACGTATTGAGGTATCGGACGCCGTAACCTCAATTTCTTGTTTTGTTATGTCCTCAATCATTGCGCACATATCGCAATCAAAGGGGCTTAATACTTGCTTATTCATTGCTATTTTTTTTAATTGTTCTTACTGCGTTACTCTTTGGATATGCCAACCGCCAAAAAATCGTTTTTCGGTCGGTGCGGCTGTATTTATCACATTTCAGATTTGCCCTGGTGCAAATATCTTTTCCAATCTTACAACGAACGCAACGTTGACAAAATAATGTTCCGGGGCTATCTGCCAACCGTTGTGCGGCGGGCGTCCATAATGTAGCAATTAAAAACCGCACCGTTGACAATTGCCCGTTCGCCGGGCTTATACTCTCTTTCCCGGTCGAACGGTTCGGGTTGCTTTACTCTCATTCTTTGCCCACTTCGTTTACATAGTCAAACAATGCGTCCAAATCTTCCTTTGCGCCTTTTACGCAAATTCGTACTCTATCGCCGCCCGCTAATGCGGTTTCGACAATCTCGCAATTATACCGGGGGGCGTTTATCTGTATCATTGCCGCCGTGGTATTCGTTACAAACTCGTTTCTTTCTTCCATGCTCTCGGATTTTTGAAGTAAATAAAATGTTTCTGTTGGTTCGTTCTCGCTTTGACACGCCCCCAACAAAAGCGTTGCCAAAGATAACAATAAAATCTTTGTTTTCATCGTTTTACCTTTCTTTTAATCCATATAAACCGTATGCCAATGCCGACAAACAATATTTTCGCCTCAATGTCAACGTAACGGTCGTAACCGTTGACCGCATCCATAGACACGCCGGGAATAATAAACCAACTCTTATATTTCCAATATTCCCGGACGTAAACAGATACGCCAACCCGTCCGATATGAAACCCAATTTGCGCCGTATGTACGTCGCCATTGTTGCGGATAATTCCAACCTGTTTTTTACTCATATCTCCAAATATATTTTTTATAATGTTTTAAACGCCCCTTACAGCAACTAATAATATTTCCATGATTAAAACCGCATCTTTGCGCATCATGTATGCAATCCCATTTCTTTATAAAATTACCCTCTAAATCATATTGATAAACGGGTTTTGCATTGTGATTATCTTTTCCGGTTTTCTTAAACCATGTATTTACCTTCTTCATGGTTTCACGTTTATTATTAATTGCTTTTTGATAATTCAAATTTTGCTTTCTCGTACACCAACGTAAATTAGTCGCATCGTTATTGGCTCGGTTGCCGTCGATATGGTCTATTTCCGGCAAATTGTCCGGGTTAGGAATGAAAGCCGCCGCAACTAATCTATGAACGAAATATGTTTTGTTTTTACCATTATCTGATAGTATTACCCGCATATATCCGTTTTTACTAATAGATTGCTTTCGTATCGCACTTTTACCCGTTCCCCGATAATTTACAGACTTTATATTACCTTTGTCTGAAACTTCATAATTAGCGTTTATAAACTTCCAATTTTCCATCTTTTTTTTGCAAAGATAATATTAAACCATAATACAACAAACTAATACGTTTCTTTTATTTTATTGTATGCCTCTTTATCCAATACCATAACTTTAGGATATTCGACAATACAACCTTTTGTATATACGAGATTATAGATACCCAATTGTCCCTTAATTGGAAACTCAACAACCTGGCGGGGGTTCCGCATCAGCCAACCGAACCCCTTTGTAATGGATTTACGTTTTTCGGGCGGTATGCGGGTATTCTCCCAATCTTCCGGGGTAAAATCGGCGACGGGCTTAACGTCGTACAATTCAACCAATCCCAAAGTAACGCCGCTTTCATATCCCGCAATTACGGGATTAGCAGACGAACAAACCATTAAATCGCCCCGGTACGGCGTGTTTTTGTTGCGTACCTCAATACATTTTTCTCCGTAAACAATTCCGTTGTCCTCATACGCCGCCGTTACCAACTGCGTTGCATACGGGTTTTTAACGGTTAATGCACGCCAACGGTCGTGCAATTTCGGCTTATAATCTTTGTTATTATACTGCATAATCATTTTTTATTATCGGGTTCGTCCTCGTTTTCGTCGTTTGGTTCCGGGTAATGGATAAATCCAATTTGCCGGACGCTTTGAATTGGTTCGTAAATGATAACGGCAACATCGCCGTCCGTCCTTACGCCAACTAATCGACAATCGGCGGGAACTTCAACCCTTATTTCATTTCTTTTCATTGAACAAATCCCAATTTGCCGGGACACAATAACCGGGCAATGTTTCCCAGTCAATCCCGGACGCTCTTACAAAACTATCTTTCCAATATATCCGGGGTGTTTTGTCCGGGTGCGCCTCCCAATAGTCGAACACGTCGTTGTAAAACGTCAATGTTTCCCGCTTTGTATATCTGCAACCGCTTTGTAATCCTATCTTAAACAAGTCAACAAAGGGGTACGACAAAGCAATTACAGAAAATGCCCGGTCAAACATTCCCACGGGGATTGGTTCAACGCTTGCAAAGGTACGGAACCCGTGGCGTTTTGCCCGTGCCAATGCGTTTATACGCATCCGGTTTGGGCTTGCTTTGGGTTCCAATTCGTCGCATCCGGTCAACGTGGAACCAATGGCAATACGGGATTTGTCCCAACCCTCGGACGCCTCGGCAAAGTCGATTAAAATATTAATACCCTCGGCGCATTTACTCAATACCTTTACCGGGACGCCGTGGCGTTGACAAACGCCGATTGCTTGGCGGGTCAACCTTTGCGTTTCCGGCAATAACGGGTCGGTCGTAAACGAAAAGAATAACCCCGTTTTTTGCAATTCGTCCTTATGCTTCAACAACTCATTCGTAAATATATCCAATGCGTATGGATATTCCCGTAATGTCTTTTTCAATTCCGGGGTATTGCCGCCCAACACTTTTGCGCCCCGCCCTTTGCGCAAATAACAATACGTGCATCCGTTGGAACAACCAACGTAAAAGTTGGCGGCGTTCTCGGCATATTCCCCGGCTTTTCCCTTTGGGCTGTAAATAACCCGTCCGTTTATCGCTCCCATACTCAAACAGATTAAAACGGTAAATCGTCGGTTCCGTCGGGGGCGGGTGCATCCGGCACGGGCGGCGGCGGGGCTTGCGTTCCGGCTCCGGTTCCTTTGGGCGTCAACATTTCCATATCGGTTGCGACAATTTCGGTAATATACCGTTTCACGCCCTGCGCATCGTCATAACTCCGGGTTCTTAATTCCCCCTCAATATAAAGTTTATCGCCCTTTTTGACGTACTGATTGGCGACCTTTGCCAACCCATTTTGCAACACAATATTGTGCCACTCGGTACGCTCCGGGATTTGCCGCCCGTCCTTTGCCGTAAACCCCCGTTTAGTGGTTGCCAACGAAAAGGTTGCAACGCAACCGCCGTTGTCGAACTCCTTAAAGTCCGGGGCTTTTCCTGTATGCCCCAATAAAGTAACTTTGTTTACACTCATAATTATTTTAATTTAATACCATCTAACAAATACAATCTCTTATTATCAGACCAACCCGCCGCCATGTTTAAGGCTTTCCGGTCGTCGTCGTGTACAAATTCGCAATACCATGAATTGCCGCCAACATTCGCTTTTTCTTTCAGTCTTACCAATTTACCGACAATGTAACGGGCAAATTTAGCGTACCCGCTAACCTCGGATATATGAATAATGCGACGTTCGGCGTTTATTTTTGGCAATTCTTCGATTTGCGGGCGTTTTTCCTCGGCGGGGTATCTTTGTACCCTCTGAAAGTCTTTTTTGATTGACGACCGGGAAATTGCCCCAAAATCGGGTTGCCTCTTTTTGGTTCTCATACTTCTTTGTAATTTGGGTTTAATTGTCCCGTTTTAGACAATGCAACCCGTTTTCGGGTTATTGGATTATTGGAATTTTGTTTGCGGGTACTCCAACGTAAATTAGTCGCATCGTTATTGGCTCGGTTGCCGTCGATATGGTCTATTTCCGGCAAATTGTCCGGGTTAGGAATGAAAGCCGCCGCAACTAATCTATGTAATCGAAACGTTTTGCGTTTTTGATTAATACATAGTACAACGCCCTTATATTCCTCTTTATCCGTATGCGGTTTCAATATTCGCCCTTTTATTTTGTGGCAATTCTGTAACCGTCCATTTACAACCATATCTTTAGAACGAACCCGCCCGTAATTGCTAACCTCGTAACGTTGGTTATAACCGTCTATCTCTTTCCAAACTTCCATATTCATTTTTAATTAACTCTATTATTTTCACATTTCCGGGGTAAATACGCATTTTGGTTTTATTGCCGTTTTCCCATTCGTTGTGGTGTTCTAAGCAAAGTATATTTATATTCCTTGCATCGTGTGCCGCCTCCGGGAATGCTCCACGGGTCAAAATGTGGGAACAATACACGGCGGAATAATTCCGCAATGGCTTTAAACATTCCTCGCATCGGTGCGGCTTATGTTCCCAAACCCAACGGAAAAACCGTTCATTTGCCGCCATGATATTTGCACCCCGTCCCGTAATACAATGCCCGAACAATTCCCGTTGTATCTCAACCCTCAAACGAATATCCATGCGGAAATTACGCAAATCCAAAAGGGGATTATACCCCCTTTGGATGCAATAATTGTATTCGTCCCGGTCTGTCAACAAATACGGTTCCATACTCTTACATTTCCGCCGTTTCGTCGTTCGGTTCTGGGTCGTCCGCCGGGTCGTTAATATCCGGGAACAATCCGTTATCCTCTACCTTTTCGGCATTCAATCCGGGTGCGGGTTCGCCATCAGCCCCGAACAACTCCAATTGCGCCTTTTTGCCCTTGAAAAGAAATGCGTAAACCTCGGTTTCAATGTCGGCGGTAATTTCTTCTAATTCTTCCTCAAACCCGAACGTTTCCGTATTGAATTTAAGGCGGGGCGAATTGATTGCGGTTTTCTGATTGTTAGACACGGTAAACAACCCGGTTAAAACAACCCCTACGTTATCGTCTTGACCGGAAAAGGACACGCCCCGAACCTCTATGTTTTTCAACATTTCGTCGGCAAAATCCCGTGATAATTCGCTTTGCTTTTTGGTTGCTTTGAAATCGGACGTTTCAACCATTGAAAGAAAGGACGTAATATTAAAAATCCGTCCCATGATTGGGCGCAAACGGTCGAAACAATCCCGCAAATCCGGGTGTATGTCCTTTGCACTTTCGACGTGATATTTGTTCGTGTAACTCTCATTACCGATTGTTTCGGTAACTTCATAATGTACGTCTAACCCGCCGTCCTTTAATGTCTTGACTTTCGACAATGCAAACGCCTTTTCGCTTGGTATCAACATAACGTTTGCGGCTTTTTTTTCTTCGCTCATTTTTTAATTATTTGATTGTTACCGGGAATACGCCCGGAACGGTTTTATAACTTAAAATTCTGTTTCGTCCAATAATTCCCGTGTCTTACTATTCGACGGAACCGCCGGGCGTTCCGGTTCCGGGGTTGGTTCCGGGACGGGTTCCCCGGTTCCGATTGGTTCCGTTACCGGGTTGGGGTCGTGGAACTCAATATTGCGCCCTCCTTTGGGCTTTTCCGGCTCAAATTGGGCTTTGAGTTGTTCCGCCGGGTATTCCTTTTGCACTAACTCAATAATCCCCAAATTAACCAATTCCGGGACGCAACGGCGCAACGCCCGTATGTCCTCTAATGCGTCATGCGCCGGGAATGTTTCGCCGGGGAATAACTTACTATATAATTCCTCTAATTTGGGATATTTTCCCGGTCGCCCGTTTGAATACAATGCGCCGACAAACTTAATTGTTTTCATCATTGTATCAATGCGTTTGCCCTTATGTAATGCGTCCTCAACGTGTGCGTCGTAATATTCCCGTCCACAATAGCGCAAAACGTTTGCTTTTAACATTGAACTATCAAAGTAAATATTGTGCGCACATACAAGCGGGGCGGCGTTGGCATCCGCTAAAAATTCGTCCACAACCTCGGCAAACGGCACACCCTCGGCAATTGCCCGTTCGGTTGTTATACCATGAATTGCGGTTGTTTCCGGGGGTATCTCGTAATTATCGGGTTTGATAATATAACTTTTTTCCTTATCGCCCAACGACCATGCCAATTGGACGACGTGCGGGAATTGCTCAAAATCCGCATCCCATTTCAAACCCTTTGCCGGAACCCCGGTTGTTTCGCAATCAAAGAAACAAACATCTTTCAAATCAAATTTTTGCATAACCTTAAATATTAAATCATTAATTACTGTTTTCGCTCTCATTGCGGTATTTATCCCGCTTTTTCTCCAACTCCAAAACGTCCCGGTTTTCGTCTATATACTTTTGGACGTCCCGGTTACAAAACGGTTTTCCGTCCAACCAAAGCAAATGCCAATACGGTACGTTTTCCATCGGTTGCCCCTTAAATTTACCCTGCGGCATCGGGGATTTGTCGTTTAATTCCATACTAAAAAAGTCTTTTTTGCCCGTCCTCGTTGGGGGGTTGTTCAACATATTTTGCCCGTGTAATCCAAACGCACCCGCACCGCAAACACTTTATCCGGCTGTAATGCTTTGGCGTGTATTCGTGGCGGATTATCCGCCAACCCGCCAACGGGTAATTTTTCCGCTTTCCGTTACACTTGCAAAACATACCTACAACGTTCGGGGGTCGTCAATAAATGTATTGTATTCCTCGGCGGCTATCTGTTTGAGCGTTTCGATATGTTCGATTAACTCGGCGTTCGACAAATCCGCCACGGTGCGCAAATCGTGGGAATATACCCCCGTTTCCTCGTTGACCCGTTCAACGTACATAATCGGGGAAAATTCCCGCAAACGTCGTTCGGTTTGTTCCTCTGTAAGACGTTCGCCCGCCTCCCAAATTGCGTGCTTAAACGTCGGTACAACATAGTTGAAATAATACCCTTTCAAAGCCTCGGACGAACCGGGGGACGCTACAATAAACCGGGCAATAATGCGGGAACCTTTCCAACCCTTGAAAAACTCGTTTAATTCCCCCATGTACATTGCCAACCCGCCGTTATTGTTTATTGTTCCCGTTGCTGTTATTTCTCGCTTTTTCATCGGCTATTAATTTTTTCATTGTCTTATTAAACGCTGTCATTCCGATTGTATGGATAACGTCCCGTTCCGCCCGTGATAACTTCGTTTCCCGCTTATCCAATACTTTTGCAAATGCAACAACAAATTCGCCTGGCTCCAACAATCCGGCATTGTGCAACCCGTCGATTGGGTGCGCTTTCAAACGCTCGGTTGCTTTCAATGCTTTGCGGGCTTTTTCCCGACTTTCCCATATTTCCCGAACCTCGGCGGCGGCGTTGTCATAAAACAACCGCATTTTTAGAACGTCGGCAATTGACAAATCAGCAACGGCGGTTGGTTGCTCTTTTTCCGGCTCCGGTTCTGTCGTAACGGGTGCAACCTTACCGTTATTCACTCCATAACCGAACAACGCAAAATCCCCCTTTGTTGGGTCGTCCGGGAATATCTCGGCGAAACGGTCGGTTATCTCAATGGCTGTTTGCAAATCCGGCGTCCGGCGTTTTACAAGCCCCAACCGCAATGCCTGTTTATGTACGTGGGTATCTAATGGAATGATTAAATTACGGGGGTCGCAAATCGTCCACAATCCAAAGTCAACCGGGGAACCGTGGCGACACATCCAACGTAAAAACATACATAAGCGTTTGCAACCGCTTTTCGTTTCCATATCCGGCACGCCCTTAACATCGCCGAAAAGACGTTGCAATTGCTCCAACGGACGCCCGCCCGGTTGCGCTTGCAATGCCTTTTCCATGTTCTCAAACTTACTATATACGTCGAATAAGCGGGCGCAAAGGTCGTGAAAATCGGCGTATGTAAACGTTCTATAAAAATTCTCTTTACTGCCTTTGTATTGCTTCCATTCCGGGGCGGCTCCCTGCGTATCGGTTCCAACAATGTAATGATACGGCGCACCCTTGAAAATTTCCCGGTCGATAAAATCCGCCTTTTGGATTATCTGTTTGCGGGAACCCCACGCAATCCACGCCGTAACAAATGCGCTAATCTCAATATTTACCCGGCTATCGTAACGGTGCGGGATTTGCACCGGGTCGGATTGGATAAACTCGGCGGTTTCGTATTGTTCCGCCCAACGTTTCAAATTATCGTTCAATGTTATATGCAATTGTTTTAGATTTTAAGGGGACGGAAAGCCCGCCCCCGGTTATTATTAGTTTTCCGTGTATTCCTCAACTACTAAATCGGTTTGTCCCCGCTTTACTTCCTCTATAAAGCCTTGAAAACCGTTTGCCTTTGCAATGTCTATAATCGCCTGCAAACGCTTTTCGCCTAAACTTTCGCCCCTCGCAATGCGGAACACCTTAACCGTCGGATTGCTTGCGATAATCAGTTTGGCGGCAACCTCCATAATTTGACTATCTGACACTTTCCCGGCAACGAACGGCACGCCGTTTAATTCTAACCCGTCGTCCGTGAAAGAAAGCCCGGCAATCGGCAATTTGGACGTTGCAATAAGTGTTTCCCTTTCCTTTGCCAATGCGCCTAATTTGTCCTCAAACGTGCGGGCGGTTTTCTCGGCGGCTTCCTTTTGTTTCTTTTTTGCCATGTAATCCACAACCAACGCATTGATACGGTTGTGTTCCTCGGCTTTTTTGAGTTGTTCCGCCGTGTCTAATTGTTCCGGGTTATTTGCTTCGTATTCCTCTAACCATTTGTCGGCATTCGCTTTACGTTTCACAAACTCGGATTTGTCATTTACGATAACTTGCAACGTTTCCTTATAATCGTTTTCAATGGCTTTTTTGTTGGCTTTCGCATCTTCTTTGGCTTTTTCCAACCGGGCGTTTGCCTCGGCAATTATCCGGGCAACTTCTTTTTCCTCGGCGGCTAATTTGTCGTCGATTGCCTTAATATTACTTTTTCGGGTTTCTTCCGCCTCTTTAATTCGTCCGGGGATTGCCTCCAATTGTTCAATCCTTTGTTGCCGGGCTTGGCGTACCGTTTTCGCTTTCTCAATCAACCGGGCATTTTCGTTTTGCTCTTCCATCAACGCCGTAATATCCTTTTTCTCGGCATACGTTTTGACGTCGCCGGGTTTCAATTGCTTTTCAGCGTTTGCGCAAATGGTTGTGTACGTCTTAACCTCGGCGTTGGCGTCCTTTCGTTTGTCCTTAACGGTCGTAACCTCGGCGTCAATTTCTGCAATTCGGGTGCGCACCTTTTCCGGCAACAAAGCCTTTACAACCTCAATTTGTTTGCGGCGTCCCTCGGCGGTTTCACTCCAACGGGAAAACTCCACGGCGTCAAAATCTTGGTAGCCGAAAATCTTTTGCAACATTGAAACGTTATCCGAACGCATCCCGGTTGTTTGTGATTTTATGGATAACGTCCCACGTGGGTTGGCTTTGGTAAACTTTAATTCGACTTCGTAATTTTCGCCGTCGTTACCTACTACCATTTTTGCAAATCCTTTGTCCTCTCCATTTTTCAACACGGCGTCCCGGTTCCCGGTCAACATTGCGCCGATTGCTTTTAATAGGGTTGATTTGCCTAACTCGTTGTCCCCGGTAATGAAATATACATTACCCTCAAAATCTGCGTTGAACTCTTTGATAACTTGAAAATTCAACAATTCCAATTTCTTAATATACATCGCTCTAATTGTTTATGCCGGGGTTCCCCCCGGCGGTTATTACTATTTTGTTAATCTCATTCTTTGGTGTATCATGGTTTGCACTTTATTAAGTGATCCCGGTTGGCGTCAACCTCTAACCGGGTACAATCAGCAATAAAGTTTTCCAATCGCTTATATAGGTCGTCCAACTCTTTTGCCGTCATTGCGTGCCGCACGGCTCCCAATTCGTCCTTATCCATTTTTGCAAACTCTTTTAAGTGTTTCTAAATCCCGGCGTTTGGGTTCGTCGGCGTTCTTTGTTGCGTCAATTAACGGCATATCGTTTGTTGTTGCCGTCCATTGTTTCCCGGTAACGGGGGACGTATAAGTTACTTTATAATGTCCGTAACCGCTTGGAATAAAACTAAAATCGTAAATACTTGTTTTCGCTCTCATACTATTTTGTTTTTATAGTTACCGGGAAAACGCCCGGTCGTGTTATTATCATGCCGCAAATATACGTATAGTTTTTATATTACCAAAACTTTTATCTTTTATTTTCGGCTATTTTTTTATTTTCCGCAATAATCGCCCCAAAACAACGCATTTACCCACGCCGCCAAACTCAACTAACATATTACCGTTGCGCCCTCTTATACATTTACCAGCGGAACGACGAACCGCCCGGCACGGCATACGTCGCAATTCCGGGCAGGTCAATCGGTCGCCTAAATAGATATAATCCATTTCGTCCATTATCAAAACAATTTCATTTGTGTATCGGTCAATACAGCAACGACCGCATCAACTTTGCGTTCCCAACTTTCCAACGTTGCCAATTTTTCCGGGGTTGGGTTCCGTTGACAACGTCGTTGGTTGTGCCGCATCTGTTTTACCATTTCCGCCAAATCTTTTGCCGTTATTTTTTCGGGATTTTCGATTTGCGGGGCTTTTGTTTCGTCTGCCATATAAGTAACCATTTGAATAATTAAACGTCCCTACGGGCTTAAAATAAACGGTTGTGCATTTGTTGGGGCAAATTTTCCAAAACCCAACGGGGGTTATTCTGCAAAATGAACCGTCCAAAGTGCATAATTAACGTTGCGTCCGCATTCCACAACGCCGGGGTAATCTCCGGGTACAATTTCCCGGCAATATCCCGGAACCGTCGTTTGCGGTCTGCCTTTTCTTCCTTTTTCCCTTTGACCTTGATACGCAATTTAAGGTCGTTTTGCCATTTCATTGCATTAACCAAAACAAATGGTATTTCGGCGACGGTTATAATAGCTTTCAAATGCTCAAAGTTTTGCAACATCTTTTGAATGCGGTACAACTTACCCATGTTTGCCCCGGCATCCTCAACCGTTACGTCGTCCGGGCGAACGCTCAATTTTTCCAAAAAGATAATCGGCGTGCAAATCTCTTTGTAATAGTTGAGAAAATCCCGTATCTCGTTAATGTCTTTAGGCATCTTAATTGCCGTTGCGTTGTGGTTGGGTCGCCAAACCACGATACCCCCGGCGGCTCCGGGGTCAATCCCAATAATACAATCTATTTTCATTTTTCAAATTTCAAATAATGGTAAATATAAATTTCGTCCTTAATCATTCGGTCGAACGTCCGTTTAATCTCTTTACGCCGGGCAACCTCAAAGGCTGTATAATCAATTTCCGGGCTTTGGGTTCCTTGTTTACGAACGTGATAAACCGTAAATTCATTAACGAACCCACGGGCGGCACGTGCCAAAAATCGGTTATACGCTTCTTTCCGGTCGTCCTCGGTTTCTTTCACTTCATCCGCTAACCCAACGCCCAACAACCAATTATAAACAAACATTTCGTCGGTTAATCCAAACACTAAACGCCCGGTATATTTATAGCGCATAAAACACATTAGACAAGTCATAACCGATTGATTGCGATAATACCGGATTTGCTCCGGGCTTAACTCCTTTTTCGGTTCCGGCAATGCTGTATATGCTTTGCCGATAACTTGGTTTTGTTTCCGGCAATATGCGTTCAATACCTTTGCGAAATAATCGGCGTTGAATTGTTGGTAATGTTTCCGTTCGGCGTTGCCGTCCCTATCCTTTGGCAAATAGTCGTCTAATTCCCCGGTAATCAGCAATTCAAACGCTAATTTAACCTCGGATAATGTTAATTGCGAATAATAGCGTTTGAGCAAATCCAACAACCGGGTACAAATATACGTCCAATCGTCCCGGTTTTCCGTGGGAATGATAAACCCCACGTCCATTGCGATAAACCGGAACATTTGCCCGGTTTTGGCAATCAACGTTTCGTCGTCAATCTCGGCAATCTGTTTTTTTGTGGACGCCACGAAAATATACTTTTCAACCGGGGTTAATGCTTTGGCAACCTCCGGTAACTCAACCATCGCCCGGCGAACGTCAATTGCTTTTGCCGTTCCGCTATAAAGCAAAACGGCGGCGGATTGTCGTTTTTCGGGCAACGTTTGTGGCAATCTGTTTGTCTTTTCGGGTAATGCTTCCATGTTAATAATCATCTTTCAAATACTCAATAGCCCCGGCAACGTTCAATCTTTGCGTTGGGGCTTTGTATTCGGGTTTCAAATGCAACTTTTTCTTTTCGACGTCCCCCCGTATGAAATTGCGGACGGTCGCCAACCAACCGTTTTTAGTGCGCTTCATATTCTTTTGGTCGCTCCAATCGCTAACCGAATGAAAGTAATAAACCAAATCGACCTTTTCAAATTCCGGGGTCGCAAACTTACTTTCAAACTCGGAATAATCCACGCCAACGCCGTTTTCAAATTTAACCATTTTGTAAACGGCGGAATTGCGGAATAACGTTTTTTTCTCTTTTGGTTCCTCAACCTTTGTTTCTTCATCCGGGAATAATCCGGGGTTCTTTACCCCGGTATTATCATTATCAAAAGAGGTATTAATATCATCTATCTTTATTGTGTCGGATTTTCCAACCACGGGGGTTGGATTTTCCAACCGGGGGGTAGTTGGATTTTCCAACCGGGGGGTAGTTGGATTTTCCAACCACTCCAAAGCAACCCAATAATTAGACGTATATTCACAATAACGCACCTTGTTTTTTTCGTACTCAAATTTATTAATATATTGCTTATCAACTAATTGTTTGAGTAACTTAATAACCGTACTTTTATCTAATCCCGTCCATTCGATAAGATACCGCAATGAACCCTTAAAACGGCTTTCGCCGTCTTGACTAAAACCATGTATCAAAGCGAAAACCAACAATTCGTTACCTTTCAATTTAAGTTTCGTAATCATTGGGGCTAATATGGTTATAAAATTGCTATCCCGTATTGTCATACCTCCGTAAAATAAACATTAATATTATCGGTTCTTTTATCAGCCTTGCAAACAATACGTTTACAACTTCCGGGGTATTGATTGAAAAAACAATCTTTGCAATCATGCCAAAATTCGGCAATCATACATTTAACCGGAATATTATTAACCCGAATAACCGTTTCAACGGGTATTTCAATTTGTTTAATTGTTGCCATCGTGTCCGCCCTCCAATTCTTTAACGGGTTCCCATGCTTTACGCACTTTCAAAACATTGTCGGCGCTCTCATTGGGAACCAACGACACGACGGGAAAACGGGAACGGTCGCCCGGTTTTTGCGTCGTGGCAAATTGTACATTCAAATCAAAGATAATGCCTTTGCAAAAGCCCCGTTCAAACAACATACCGTCGAACGTTTCCCGAATTTGCGGGATTGTGGACGCCGTGCCTTTTGTGGCGAATTGCCACACCCCGGCAACCCCACGAACCAACGGAACAATAAAGTTTAGCGTTAATGTAACCTCCCAACCGTCGCAATCGGGTTGGCGGCTCTTTTTGTTCGGGTAACGCTTGGTTATCGACTGCATTAAGTTTGGGTATTTCTCCGTTGTCAACGTTTCGTATTTCTTTCCGTCCCATACTTGGAACGTATCGCCATCGCCCGCCGCAATCAATCGCCCGTCGTCGTCCCGGTATTCGTAACGCTCGTTACATACTTTTGCCGGGTCGTCGTCCGGGAAAACAATTTGTATTGTTTGCGGCTTTTCGCCGTATGCTTGGGTAAATAACCCGGCATATTTCCCCGTTGGTATGAAATAATCAACGCTTTGCGGATAACCGTTTGCGTTTTTCATACCGATTTTTATTTGACCGACACGGGGCAATATCAAACGGGATTGTTGCGCCTCCGGTCGCTTTATTCTACCTTTCATAACTCTTTATAAAATATTACTGCAATAAACCATTGTTGCGCAAAACAATTTTGCTCAACTGCTTTTATATCCATTTGGATAACCTCTATATCCGTTCTATTAACGAATTGTTCCAATTCGTCCGAATTCGTAATTATTTTAATCTTTTTCATATCTCAAATTTCGGGGTCGTCGTTCAACATCTTTTTCCTACTCTCGTTTTTGGGCTTTTTAGGCTCATTTGCGGGCTTTACTTTCTTTTCCGTGGTATTACCCCGCTTTGCAGTCGTTTTGCCCGTGGTGGCTTTCTTTTCCGGCTCCTTTGCCTTTTTGGGCGCACGTTTAACAATGGTTGTTTTCTTTGGCTCCTTTTCCGGTTCCGGGGCGTCCGCCTTGACTTTATCGGCGGCGTCCGTACTTTCGTCCGGGGTCGCCTCCTTTGGGGCTTTCGTTTTAATCAATTCCGCCAACGATAACGATATTACGTTTTGCGTCAAATCCGGGGCGTTATCCAACAATACCATACCATTAACCGACGTAAACGTATTGTCTTTCTTTTCGTCCTCAATCGCTGCAATCTCTAAAAGATACGGGATTTTCCGTATATTGGGGCTATCCGTTTGTTCTTTCAGATTATACGACGGACGTTTGCGCCAATCTTTCGGGCTGAAATTGAAAATACGGGTAACGGGGAATTGTTCAAAATTGACGTTCCACATATCCCGGTACATCCCTAATTGTATTTCGCTTTCCTCGTAAAATCCTTTGCGTCCGCTCTTAAAATCGACGATTGCGTTAATACGTTCGTCGCTGCCTATCTTTGCCAACATGGTACACGGGCAATCAATCATTCCGGCATACTTGTAATATGGATGCACTAAAGCAATTTCAACCGCCAACGGGCGCACGTCGTAATCTAATACGAATTGAGCAAACGCCAATACGTCCTTTTTCAAATCGTCGGCATAATATATAAAATCGTCCGGCAATCGGTAAACCTCAATATATTCTTTTAGTTTACCTTTTAACCCGTCCAAATCATAAGCCCGGTTAATTAATAATTCCTCAAATGCGGCGTGCATAAACGTACCATACGCCGCCCGTTCGCCTTTGTATCGTTCCGCTTCCTCAATGCCTTTGTTGGCAATCCATTGTATTAAGTGCGGGGCTTTGGGTAACGTTTGGGACAATATCGTTGTAACCGACGGGAAAAACTCCGGGTTCCCGTTGTCGTCATATCGGTAATAATAGCGGTGTCCCTTACTATTCAATTGCCAAACCTTATACGGGGGTTCAATCAACGTTTTTTCATCAAAAAACATTGCCGTCATTTCCTCAACCGTCATGCCCGGCAATATCTCAAATATTCCGGTTGGTTGCTCAACCTCGACCGCTTCAAACGGGGGGATTATTTGTTGTTGTTCCTCGGTAATTTCCGGGAATTGGTCGGCGGGAACGGCTCCCAAATTTTCGACCGTCTTTTGTACCGGGTTTTCCGGTTTCTTTTTGTTCGCTCTCATTTTCTACTCTTTTTTAATTCTGAAAATCCACATAATACCATTACGGCACACATACCCGCAAACATCAATTGCCACGGGTTCCAAAATGCACCAATCAGACAAACAACGCCCAACGTTCCAAACGTCGCAATAATGGCTTTCGCTTGGAACCTATCAGAAAACATAACGTCCGCCATGCGTTCAAACCATTGTAACCCGTTATTCTTCATATCCAAACAAATAATTAGGGGTGCAATTACACATTTCGCAAATGATAACAACCCATTCCGGGCGTATCTGCTTGGTCGTACCGTTACATAAGTTTGTCATATTAACTTGTTGTGCGCTTTCGGTGCGTCCCTCCCATAAACGGGCGGCAACCTCTTTTTTATAAACCTTAATCCCGGCGGTTTGCGCCCGTGCGATTGCCTCGTTTACTCTTAATTTCGTCATTTCTGCCATTTCTTTAGTCTTTTATTGTTAATAACTCGGTTCGTTACTCTCTTTGTGTCCGCAATGCGTACACGTTTTTTCCTCCCAAATTGCGGTATATTCCGGCGGGGTCAAATATCCGTCGCCTCCGGTCTGTTTATATTCCCCGTCGGTAACTTCCATTTCGCCGCCGCACTCCGGGCAATCTTCATTACCCATTAAATCCAAATCCGGGACAATGAAATATACCCGTTTCAGATACACGCCCAACGCCTCGGAAATCGCCGCATAACAATTGGCGGTTTGTTCCTCGGTTACGTCCTCGTTTATTGCATCGAAAACGGAAACGCCCCAATTGTCCGGGTCGTCCTCAATAACTTTGTTTTTGAGTAATTCCGAAACGACAATTTCGGAAACTTGTTTGGCTGTTTTCCCGCTATCGGTCGCCAATTTTTTTAATAAATCGCTCTCTTTTATTCTCATATCTTTGCCGGGTACTCCCCCGGTGGGTTTTTGTTTCTGCAAAAGTATAAATAATATTTGTATTACCAAAAATAAAACCTTTGAATATTTTATTTGTTCACGTTGGACGCTTGTAATACAGATAAAAAGCACTAATTTTGTTGCACCGCATAACCTTACAACATCGCTCTCGGTTACTGCGTATCAACCCCCGGCGTTACTTCATTGCGTCGGGGGTTTCTCTTTTAATCATGTATTCCAAATTCACAATCCCCCCATTGGTCGAAATCCGCCCCGTCATAACTTAACGGGTAACGTTCCGGTTCCGGGCAATCCGTCCAACATTCCCGACGTGTATTATTTACGGCGACCCGTTCCGGGTTATATCCGGGTTTATTCTTTTCCCTCAATTTGGCGGCGCAACTCGGCGTTTGCTAATCGACCCTTTGCCCGGTCGGTTCCCGCATGAACGCCAACATAAGCCCGGCATTTAGGGCAATAGTAAATCATTCCGTAATCAATGCCGCCTTTTCCATTATTTCCGCTTTTGTAATCATATCGTTTTGAGTTGTGCCGGGGGACAATCCCCCGGCGGGTTATTACTTGTTTGAATAGGGGTTGTTGTTTCGGTAATTCGTCCAATCTTTGTGCGTCCGATAACGGATAACGTGGCGGTCAACTCCGGGAACATCGCCGACGATTGCCGTATTGGTGTGTTCTCTCATGTACTTTGCAATTTCGCCATCAAATCCCAATTCTTTGAATTGTTCCGGGGTATAAACCACGACGACGGGGTTAAAATGTTCGTCCCGTGCTTTCCGGCATTCGGTTAATGTAGGCTTTACACACGTGAACAATTCGCCGTCCTCGCTACGATAATCGTATTGTATTAACTTGGTTCTTTTACGTCTAACCATCGTATAAAACGTTTCGTAATTCTCGGTTCCTTTGGGGCATTGGCTTACGCCGTTTAAATCTGTTTTCATTTCTTGGAAATTTATTTATTACCCGGAAAATGCCGGGTCGTTGTTTACTGACAATAGAAAGTGATTTTAACGCCTCGGCGTAATTTGCAAACCTCTTTGTCGCCGTAACAATTGAAAGCACGTTTTAATAAGCGATTGACTAACTTAATGTCGCCGACAATCTTTATTAAATTGGACACGCCAACCAATACATTAACCTTTTTGCCGTTTACAATTCCGTTTACCTTGATTTTGAAATTGCGGTTAATCTCTTTTGTTGTGTAATCTAATCCGTTATAAATGCTTTGAGTATTCATTGTTTCGCTCTCTATTTTCCGGGAAAACGCCCGGTCGTTCTTGTTTGATGATGCAAATATACAACCTTTATTTTAATTACCAAAGGTTTTATCTTTTATTTTCATGTTTTCATATAAAAAAATTCGTTTTTGGTTCCAAAAGAGTTATTTTCTTGGAATTTTCGATTTAAGCGACTTTTGCAAGCGGGACGGGTAAATTATCCACTTTGAAATAAAATGCCCGGAAACGGGCTAAAAATGGCTCAATAGAAAAAGGGGTTGCAACGCCTTGTTACAACCCCCGGTTTATTACTTTTCTATGGTTACGAACTCAACCCCCAATATTCGGGTCGCCGGGTTCTTGCTTACAACGTCAATTTCCCGGTTCTTAATCTTTCGGGTTTTCCAAAGGAACCCCCAAAAGCGTTTATATTGCACCGTTTCCGCTATTAACAGACTATCCCGGTTTATGTGCGTCCCGGTAAATACTCCGGCGGGCGTCGTGCATCCGTGCAACTCAAACCACGGTTCCACAATATCAATACAACGTAATACGGTCGTAACCGTGTCGCCGGGCAAATATACAATACTATCCCGAACGTTCGCCCGTAATTCGTTTATCGTTTCCATTTGTGCCGTCGTAACCCTTTGCAAATCCCGGTTCTTTGTCTGCAACGATTTGATTAACGCCGCATCGTCCGCCCGGTATTTTTTGTATTCGGATAATTTCAACTCCAAATTCCCAACCTTTGCGACGTTCAAACTATCCTTTGTTTGATACGTGCGGACGTCCTGCAACAACGTTTCGGTATTACTCCGATATTTATCCCGTTCGTCGGTCAATCGCTTAATACGGCTTTGTTGTACCCAAAAGGCGGCGGCAACCGCCATAATGATTGCCGCCAATATTAGATATTTTTTCATGCCGTTGCGGATTGAATGGTTATGTACGTCTTTTCCTGCAACAACGCCCGGACGTCGCCCCAACTACTATTATTATTTATGTCGTTGTTTACATCAGGATGCACGGTTATTGTAATCGTTCCGCTTCCGGGTTGCTCGCTGTGTTCAATCAAAAATCCGATTGTTTCCGAACTCAATTGCGCACAATCGGACAAATCAATATTTGAGGAAAGCCCGGATAATTTGAACGTATGAAGCACGGCACAACCTTTGAACGCATCCGTTACCGGAACGTTTGATGCAATTTTGATTATCCCCGTTATTTGTTCCAACCGGGAACAACCGTAAAACGTTGCCGTCAAATTTGCAACGGGTAATTCAACCGTGTTAAGGTCAATAAAGATTGTTTTTTCAGCCCGATAAAATGCGCTATGCAATTTAAACCCGGCGAACCCCTCAAACCACGGCGGGCAACAAATGTATTCCGCAATCGCATACGCCCACATTGCCGTATAATCGGCGTCGTTGCTTACTTTGTTGTATTCCTCGGTCGTCAACATCATTTGCCCCGGCGTTAATTGTGCGCTAACCGTGCCAATTTGAACCGTAAATTGATTATTTACGGGGTCGTATGTTGCGCCGAACATTTCATTATATCCCGTAATTTCCGCCTCGGTGACGCTTGCAATGCTTTTTACTTCGTCGTTGTGTTCAAAATACGACGTGCCGGCATCTTTTGAAAGATAAAGTTTGTACGACCCATCCGGGGCGATTGATTGCCCCGTTATCGTTGTGCCGTTTATTTCCAAATAAGTAAACCCAATTAGGGCGTCGCCGTCTTGGATAAATAACCGGGCTTTTGCCTTTTCCTCGGTTACGTTGTCGATATACTCGTTAATCGTTTGTTGTTCCGTCGTAACATCGTAACGGGTTGCGGTTCCATCTTTATTTCCAACCTCGGCAATTGATACCACAATAGGCACAACGCCCGTTTCCGGGTCTGCAAACATTTTGTCCGCCATCGCATAAAGCAACGGCGCAATCTCTATTGCGCCCTGCGAACCTTGATTTTTAATCATGCCCTCAATATACTTTCTCATTTCTTCGTATGTCATAATACAAACATCTATAAGTTAATATACTCTTTTTTTGCATTAAAACACGGGCATTCTTTTATGAACTCCCACGGTTCAATAATGCCGTCGCCGTTTAAATCCGGGGAATAATCCCGGTGGCCCTTAATCGTTGCATCCGGGAACATAACGACTAACCGCATAAGCAACCATAATAACGCCTCTTTTTGTTCTGGCGTGCGTGTGTCGGCGGCTTTGCCGTTGTCATCCAATCCCCCAACGTAACAAATGCCAATAGACCGGGAGTTTTGCCCGGAAACGTGCGCCCCAATCTCGGAAAGATAACGCCCAGTTTCAATCGTTCCGTCCGGCAATACAACAAAGTGATAACCGCAAATTCGCCCGCTTTGGGGTTGCTTCTTAAATCCCCGTTCTTTGTGCCAACCGTCGATAACATCAACGTTGACTTTTGCGCCAGGCTTGGTTGCGGTGCAATGTACAATCAAATCCGTAATTTTCCGGGTCGTTTTTTGTCCCTCCAAATACGTTAAAATCTCTGTTTGGTTCATTGTTCGCCCTCCTTTTCTTTATCGTTAATAATATCGCTATCGTGTTCTTGTTGGTATTTCTCAATTATCGGTTGCCAATATCCCGGCAATACCCGTGTAAACTCTAACCGGATAACATGGTAAATAATACGTAATGCCAAATTTCGGGGGTACGCAACAATCAGATTGCGGAACGCATTTTGCAAATACACGTACATAAATACATAAGTAAGCGATTTAACAACGACAATTGCCGCTTGGTCGTCGCCGCAATTTTTCATAATGACAAAAATTGCCTCCACAATAAACAGATACAAAAGCAATTCGCACAATGCGTTTTTAAACTTTCGGAATGAAAAGTTTTTGCATCGCACAATCGCCACTCCGTCAGCCCTCATTCCCGCCCAAATATTGAACGCAAACATTACTACTAACGCATAAACAAAACCCTTTGTCGGGGTTAAATACCCAAATAACGGGCTAAACGTGGAAATGACTATTATTCGCCATTGTTCCCAATTAAAAATTCTTTCCATATATAACTATCGCTCAATCTTATAAATTTTCCCACCATTATATACGATATGTATTCTGTTATTATATACAAATGCCCCCTCCGGCTCATAATTACCGACTTCATCACTTAAATTTATTTGAGACATAAAAAACATTTTATTTATATCAAAAATCATAAATAATTGCGGTGTATCTACTCCAAAACATTGATATAATAACCCATTGTAACAAAATCCACCTTGAGTTGTTGGCATATTCTTAAAATCAGGTGTTCGAGCAATCATATCTAATATGTTTAATTGTATGTCTGACCCTTGTGTGATATCAGGCAATTTAAAATACATATAGTTAATAATATTTTTATTATCTCTTTGCCATTGCTGATTTCTTAAGCCTCCAATTATAATATAATTATTTTTACCATCAATCATGCAATTATGATAATATAGTTTTGTTTCTGAATTAGTTGGGTAATGAATCGTTTGCACTAAAACCAAATTCATATTACCACGTTCTCCAATCACTCTATATACATTACATTTATTTTGTGCTGCATTTTCTTGTGATGCATATAACAGAGGGAAATTGTCGCTATCTTGATACTTTTTATCTCCAAAAGAAACGCTATTATTATGATATTGTGGGTTTGAATCATCCATTTGAATTGTTTGAATTAAATCCCCATTTTCTGCGTCATGTACATATACATAGTTATTGCCGTTAATAAATTGGAATATTAAACCATTATAACAGGTAGCATCACCATAACCACTTATCACGCTATAAGGTTGAACTAAATTAAAATCAATTAGTTTTGTTAATGTATATATATATCCGGATTCTATTTTTTCTTTTTCCGTCTCAACAACAAGGTTATATGCGTTTTGCGCTTCTTCAACTGTAATTTCTGCATCATTTGTTTTTCGCATCCAAACAACAAGTAGTTTCGTTTTCTCATCAATTATTATAGTTCTTGAACTAGTTATTTGTCCGGAATCTGATATAAAATCTACATTGTTTAAATTATTAGGTTTATCCACTATTCCCCACTGATGTAGAGAAACACTATACCCATTATTTGGAGATAAAGTTACTTTATACGCATTCGAACAAGGTATTACCACAACACAACGCGTTGTACTATCAAAATAAGTTTTACTTGTACTATTAAAACTCATTCTATAAATGTCTGACAAACTAGCTTCATATTCTCCATCACCAACGAAATAACATGTTTCTTGGGATAAATTATCAATCACCTTTTCTGACAACATTCTATTTGGGTTCTCATTTCCCAAACCACTAACATACAGAACGCCTTTTTGGTTCCTAAACGAGAAAGCCAACAAATAATCCTTGGGCTTTTCCGTGAACGTTCCAAATACTATTTTTACATCCTTTGTACTTGGATTATAAAAAATAAAAAACTGAGAATTATTGGTACCTAAATTTACCTGACTTAAAGTTAATTCCTTTGTATCACTATTATAGAAATTAGACAGTTCAGGAGATGATAAAATACTTAACAAAGAAATCGAATCCCATATACTAGTACCATACTTTCTAACCTGTAATGTCGGATTTTTATATACAATTTTATTAGCACTATATGTTGGTGAATCTAGATAAAACCAATAATCAATATTGTTATGTAGATTATCCGAATCTTTTGATAAGAAACCTTTTTCCGTCTCAACAACAAGGTTATATGCGTTTTGCGCTTCTTCAACTGTAAT